CCCAAACGCAGCAGTCGTATACTACGACACCGAAGCAGCAGTCACGAAAGCAATGATGGAATCACGTGGTATTGATACTACACGTGTCATTATCGCAGAACCAGATACCATACAAAAGTTTAAGACACATGCCTTAAAGTTAATAGAGGCTTATGAGAAGCAGCCAGAAGATACTCGTCCAAAGATGATGTTCGTTCTGGATAGCTTAGGATTACTATCAACATCAAAAGAGATGGAAGATTCTCTTGATGGTAAAGATGTTAGGGATATGACAAAGTCGCAAGTCATTAAAGCTGCTTTCCGTGTTCTGACATTGAAGTTGGCAAAGGTGAAAGTACCAATGCTAGTTACTAACCATGTCTATGAAGTGATTGGATCCTATGTACCCACAAAAGAACTCGGAGGCGGAACAGGTCTCAAGTATGCTGCCAGCACTATTGCTATGCTCTCCAAAAAGAAAGAAAAGGATGGAGATGGTGACATCATCGGTAACCAAATTAAAATCAAAACATACAAGTCCAGACTCTCAAAAGAGAACCAAGACGCAACTGTGTTACTTACTTACGACAAAGGCTTAGATCGCTACTTTGGTTTATTAGAACTAGCAGAGAAGTACAACATCATTAAGAAAGTATCCACACGGTATGAGCTCCCTGATGGTCGTAAAGTATTTGGTAAGGAGATCAACACTAACCCTGCTAACTACTTCACCCAAGAAATCTTAGATCAACTTGAAGAATGTGCAAAGAAGGAATATAGTTATGGATCCCAAGTCGGAGCAGTACAAGATCAAGTTTCTGAGTCAGAGTAATGCAGAAGGATTCAGGTACTTCTTTAATGACAGAGAACTACTTGACTATCTTGGAAAAACACCTAGTGGTACTCGTGTAATTACATTGGAACAATATGATAGAGAAACTAATACTTTCCAGCCTATTAAATAATGAGGAGTATGGCCGCAAGGCCATTCCTTTTTTAAAGTCTGAATACTTTCAGGATAAAACTGTAAGAGCTCTATATGAAGGCATTGATGGGTTTGTTAAGGAGTATAACAAGTTCCCAACTAAAGAAGCTCTCATTATCGAGCTTGATAATAATAGAGAGATAGCTGGTTACTTTAGTGAGTTAGAAACAATGGTTGGTGAGTTGGATGATACTCCTAACACTAACATGGAGTGGCTAGTTAATCAGACAGAGAAGTTCTGTCAAGATAAAGCAATCTATAATGCTGTCATGAAATCGATCCAGATTCTTGATGGTGATAAGGATGCACATAGTAAGGGAGCAATACCACAGCTGCTGTCTGATGCTCTTGCTGTATCATTCGATTCACATATCGGACATGACTTCTTAGAAGACTATGATTCCCGATATGACTTTTACCATAAGAAAGAAAAACGTGTCCCTTTTGACTTGGAGTACTTTAATAAGATTACCAAAGGTGGACTACCGAATAAAACTCTTAATGTTGTACTTGCTGGTACTGGTGTTGGTAAGTCTCTCTTCATGTGTCATTGTGCTGCATCTAACCTTTCCAAAGGTCTTAATGTTCTTTATGTAACAATGGAGATGGCTGAAGAGCGTATTGCAGAACGTATTGATGCTAACATGCTCAATGTTACGGTAGATGATTTATCACTGCTACCTCGTGATTCATATCAAAAGAAAATTGATCGTGTTCGTGAGAAGACTAATGGTAAGTTGATTATTAAAGAGTATCCTACAGCTTCTGCTGGTGCTGGACATATGCGCCATCTTCTCAATGAGTTAAAGTTAAAGAGAAACTTCAAACCAGATATAATCTATATCGACTATCTAAACATATGTGTATCTTCAAGATTAAAATATGGGGCGAATGTAAACTCATATACATACATTAAGGCAATTGCAGAAGAACTTCGTGGTCTTGCTGTCGAGTTTGATGTACCCATAGTTACAGCTACTCAGACAACCAGAAGTGGTTTTACAAGTAGTGATCTTGGGTTAGAAGATACATCAGAGTCCTTTGGTTTACCAGCCACTGCTGACTTTATGGTCGCACTAATAAGTTCAGAGGAGTTACAAGAACTAAACCAATTTATGGTCAAGCAGTTAAAGAACCGTTTTGGTGATCCAGGTATTCATAGAAGATTTGTTATAGGCGTTGATAAATCTAAAATGAAGCTGTATGATGTAGAACAGAGCGCTCAAGAAGATGTAGTTGATGATGGTCCCGTATTTGATAAGTCTGATACTGGACTACGACTAAAATCAGAAAAGAGTAAATTCAAAGATGCGTTTAGCACATTTAGTTAATATGATCGGCTTCCTAATAAACTTTACATGGGTATTATTCCTCTCAATAATTCTATTAACTGTTAAGACAGCTTATGTCTATCTAAGGAAATTGTTTGACCTTCCTGTTGATGTAATTTTAGCAATGCGAGAAATCAAAGCACAAAATGAAAATAAAGACAAGAAAGTTCAAAGACAGGACACTGATTAGATATATCCGTGAAGCTGCTGACTTCTATCTTCAACAGCTTATTCCATCAGATAAACGATCAAAACTTCAAATTGATATCATCGGATATGATTCAATGGACTCTGATGGATCATGTGAAAGAGTGAGTGCTTCTAAGTATTTAATTGAACTCAAGAAAGGAATGTCACTTGAGTTAGCTCTAATCACATTAGCTCACGAGATAGTCCATGTCAAACAGTACGTTCAAAAAGAGCTCAAGATAATATATGTAAAAGATGATATTGTTGATGTGTGGATGGGTAAGCGGTATCGTAATGTCAAATACAGTGATCAACCGTGGGAAAAAGAAGCGTTTAGTATTGATGAAGACCTTTATCACGACTTCCTTTCTGAGTGTTATGCGACTGGTAGATTGCAGTTCGAATAATAATAAATACCACGTTCTATGCGGTGTTTAACCGTTGACCTTTTTTCACCATTCCCGTATAATTATAATACTGACAACTCATTGGGAATATCTATGACACGCCTTTTAGTTACTATTTTATTATGTATATCTACGCTGGCAGTTGCTGCTCCTAAGACGCAGTATACTATTACTCCTTCCCCTGCGATGATATCGTTATTGGAAGAAGCCAAGAAGATGATGAAGTATGAAGGCTCTGTTCCTATGCCGCGTATGTACTCACTTAACGAGAAAGATCTACAAGCACTATACTGCGAAGGTGCACCTAAGTGTGATACTGTAACCGCCATATATAAAGATGGTGCGATATATTTTGATGAAGATTATGATGCAAAGCACCCTTTGTGGAGATCCATTATTTTCCACGAGATGGTACATCATGTTCAGTATGTAAGACAGGGTAGTACTAGAACCTGTGATGTTTGGTATAAGAAGGAACGTGAAGCATATGACCTTCAAGCTTCGTACCTTCGTAAACAAGGTAGTAGCGATAAGGTTGTAGTTGACGCTGCTAAGACTATTAACTGCCCTCCTTGATAGGAATTTTATGACTAGTGAAGCTTCAAATGTATTGGATAGTATCGACATGGTACTATATGAGAGTGGCACATTTTATCTCTCTAGTGAAATTAACGATGATAACATAGGTGATTGTATTAGATGGATTATGGCTGAAAATTGCGAAGGTAAACGTAAAGAACTTACTCTTGTAATTAATAGTCCTGGTGGGGATCTTTATAGTGCTTTTGGTTTGATTGATATGATCAAGGCTAGTAAGATACCTGTTGCAACAATTGGTGTAGGCTCACTAATGAGTGCTGCATTCTTGATATTCATTACTGGTACCAAAGGTCGTCGTAGAGTTACTAAAAACACAAGCGTTATGTGCCACCAGTTCTCTACCTATTATGAAGGTAAAGAGCATGATGCTAAGGCATATGAAAAAGAGACGAAGTATATTAAACAGCGTATGCTGGATATTGTAAAAGATAGCTGTTCAATGGATGAGAAGGTGATTAAGCGAAAGCTGCTGCCACCATCAGATGTTTGGTTAACTGCGCAGGAATGTGTAGATTTGGGTGTAGCGGACGCAATTTTCTAACTTATAAATAGTATATTACTGAATAAGTCGCATTTGAAGGAGAAAAGAATGTCAATCGATAAGTACTCACAGTACATTTCAATACACGAAAAGAAGACTAAAACCATTGGGATGAGATCTTTAGAAGAGGCTGCTAAAGAAGGTAGTGTTCGTTTCAGTAGTGATGGAGATATAACTCATAGAGTTCTTCACAATAGTGGTAGTAGCCATTTAACCATGACTCATCACAATGAAGATCCAGGTAATATCAAGTTTCACGGTAAGATGGATGGTCATAAAATTAACTTTGTTTCTAATCCAGCTAGCAAGAGAAACCTTGATCCTACCGCAAAGGATATTAAGAGAGATTTGAAGCAAGCACATCCTACTCTTCCTCCAGAGGTTCATGCTAAAGTACTAAAGCAGGCTACTTCAGGTTTGAAGCACCTAAGTTTAGACGATTAAAGAAGAAGCTTCATGAGATCAGGAAACCCACTTCGGTGGGTTTCTTCGTATTATATTATGACATAAATAATCATAGATTGTGAATATAACTCAACGACGACGATTGGTAACCGAATGAAAACATTTATAACTTTCTTAAAAGAAGCAACTATTGCAGGATCTGGTCTTAAAGTTAACAGGCATGTTGATAGTTACATTAAACCATATCTACCTGGTGGATCTAAACATTCCGAACAAGGAACTCATACTCTTGCTGGTTCAGGGGAGTCTGTAGTTCTTCATGCACACCACGAAGAAGATGGCAATCATTCAGCCACTGTATCAAAAGTTGGATCTAGTGAGAAGATGAGGGTGCCTTTGAGTAAGTTGAATAAACCTGGAACAAAGGTCGTTAACAAAGGTCATGAATATGAAGAGCACACCTTCAACCGATTTAAGCAGCATGGTCTTGTTCCAGAAGGACATAAGCCAGCAGGATCTTCTGCTGGTACTGATGTGCCTATTCTAAACAAAAAGAAAAAAGAAGTACATCAGGGTTCGATTATTGGTACAGTTCATTCTGGTGAAGTCAAGCTCAACACTAAGGCAGCTTTTGGCCAATTGACAATCCACCACGATCCAAAAAAAGGAGGTTGGCATATTCCGGACAAGGCAAAACAACTAAGGCCTAGATATGCTAAAGAAATTGAAGATGCTGGAATTATAGATCATCTCAATACTCACCACAATCCTGATAAAGAAGGTCAGATAAAGAAGTCAGCAAAAGGTAAAGCACAGAATGTTTATAAAGACCATTCAAACTTAGGTCCAGCTGAATCATATTTAAAAGATCACGGAGTTCATGTACTACAAGTTGGAGAAGGTCACGGTACATATAGAGTCGGTAGTAAAGATGTTACAGGCCATGGTCTTCCAAGAATGTCTGGAAAAGGAAAGTGGACTGTACGTCAAAAGACCGACAACCCATCCCATCGTACAGTAATGTTCCAACCTGCAGGTAAAGCAGGTCTTGCTCCAAGCCATGTAAACCTTGATAATGATGAGCATCTAGAATCATTTAAAAAGACCTTAGGACACTAAATGCGTCATATATTCACATTGCTGAAAGAATCAGCTGCTAACGAAGAGAAGCTGACTCACCTTGAGCATGCAGAAGATCATGTACTTAATGCTGGTGCTGAAGGATATCAGCATGCAAAGAATACATTGAATGCAGTACATAAAACACTAACAGGTCAAAAGGGTGGTGCAGCTTTGTATGAAAAGATGGATGGAAGTCCTTCTATTGTATTTGGTCATCATCCAGCAACAGGTCAGTTCTTTGTTGCTACCAAATCAGCTTTCAACAAAGAGCCTAAGTTAAATTATGATTACGATGATGTTCAAAAGAATCATGGACATGCTCCAGGTCTTGTCAACAAGTTAAATCTTGCACTATATCATCTCCCAAAGGTAACTCCTAAGACAGGAATATTTCAGGGTGATGTAATGCATGCTGGTATCAACTCTGATACCAATCCACACGGTGATGTAAATACTAATGGTAAAGTTCATAGCTTTAAACCAAACCTAGTTGAGTATCATGCACCTGCTAATTCAGAAGAAGGTCAGAAAGTAGCTCAATCTCAATTTGGTATTGCAGTTCATACTGGGTACAAGGGTGGTAACTTTGAAACAATGAAAGCAGACTACGATCCTGATCTTTCACACTTTAATGAACATCCGGATGTGCATGTAATTAACAATAAGTTTGATTCGACGAAGGCAGATTACAACCCCGCTCGTCAGGCAGACTTTCAAGAACACATGGCTCAGGCAGATGAGCTTCATAGAAGTATGAAGCCAGAGGATTACAAGAAGGTGGAACCTCACCTAGATCATATTAAGACATATATTAACAAGACAGTTAGAGATGGCACTACTCCTAATGCTACTGATCTATATGATCATGTACAAAGTCAGCATCAAAAAGAAATAGCCAAGGTAAAGACGCAAGGAGCTATTGATCGTAAGACTCTGGCAATGAATAACCAACTTGGTACTCTTAGAGGTCACTCTGATACTATCGATAAAGTATTTCAAATTCATCATCACCTACAGCAGGCCAAGGATGTGCATAATCATGCTATGGCAGCTAGTCCTATGTTCAATACAACAATTAATGGCCAGCCTTCTAAACCAGAGGGATATGTTGCAGTAATAAATAATAGACCAACTAAGGTTGTTGATAGAGCAGAATTTAGTAGACAAAACTTTGCAGCGAGACAATAATGATCGGCTTTAAAGAATTTATATCAGAAGGTACTACGCAGAAGAAGTCTCTTCACATTTTTGACATTGACGATACATTAATGCACACTACGGCTCAGATCCATGTAAAAGATCCACAAGGTAAAGTAGTTAAGACTTTGAGTAATCAAGAGTTTAATAACCACAAACTTCCAAAAGGTCATAGCTATGACTTTGGTGAGTTTAGAAATGCTGAGAAGTTTAATAAAGAATCAAAGCCGATGCCAAATATGGTTAATCACCTAAAGAGAGTATCAGCTAATCCTCACAATCATGTTATCTTCAACACTGCACGTGCTAACTTTGATAATAAGAATAAATTCTTACATACATTTAAGAAGCATGGTATCAATATGAAGAACATCCATGTGATTAGAGCTGGTAATATAAATCAAGATACTTTACCTGCTGAGAAAAAAGCTAAAGTGATTCATGGTTATGTTGCCAAGCATAAGTATAAGGATGTTCATATGTACGATGATAGTAAAACAAACCTGCACTCCTTCTTAGGGTTGAAGGATCAGCATCCAAACACATCATTCCATGCTCACCATGTTGAGGGCGATGGAATATCAAAGACGACAAGCAGATGAAATCATTTATAAGTTTTCTATTAGAAGAAAAGGCTAAGTCCGCTGTTCTACTAT